AATAAGAGAAGCGAAAATATTAAATGGAACAGACTTTTTATATTTAGAAGACTTTCAAGTTATACCGAGCCTCTTATGAGGTACAATTGCACTCAAATAACTTGAATGATTGTCCTGAATTTCAGTGAAAAAGGTGTAATAGTATAATTGACGTTAAAATACTTGCTATTGATAATAAATATAATCGTTTATATAATTTTAATGATAACTTTATATTATATGATAAAACAAAAGAAAATATTAAAACTAGTGGTGAAATTATTAAAAATAAAATTTTAAAAAATTGTAAACAAGATAAAAAAAATGTATTAGTTTTTCCAGAAGGTAGATGGTCAAAATTAGATAGTTTATATTCGTTTAGAAAAGGATTATTTTATTTAAGTTATGAAAATAATATACCAATACTTCCAATTATTATATGTATTAAAAAAAAAAGAAGAAAAAATAATATTTTGCTGTCTAGATTCAAAAATACAAGTTAAAATATTTAAAAGAATAATTTCTAGCGATTTTGATAATTTTGATAAATATTATAACTATATATATAATTTAATGAATGATTATATAAATAAATATGTTAATGATAAAAATACAAAATATAGTATATTATTTTAACGTAATTATTTTATTCTATATATAATAATATAATGTCAGATTACTCATTAATAATTGAAAAAGAACATATTAAAATATTTAAAAAAAAAAATAAATTTAAATTAGAATTGGATTTTGATGTTGAACCAAATTGTGATATAATCGAAAAATTTAAAACTGATGAAATATATAAAATTATAAAAGCTTTAAATAAAGATTATATTGAATATTTGAATGTGAATAAAAAAAATGAAAATATTACAGATATTACTTTAGTATTAAATAATTTTGATGATAATGATGAACAAAAAATCAATAACAAATATTATTTATCATTTAGTAGAAAAATTGTATCTGTAAATGATACAAGTATTATATTAGATGGAAATCCAAATTCAGTTGAATTTGTTAAAGATAAATTTAAAAAAATAGATTTTGATAATTTTGATATAAATTTAAGTATTAATAAAAATAAATTATTATTAATACTTAAATTAAAAGTACAATATGATGATAATTTATTATCAAGTTATATTGAAAATTTAATCGCTAAATTAGTTAGTAAATTTTTTTTAAGATTAAATAAATATTATGGTAAAAGATAATTAAAATATAAAATTAAATGAAGTTATTTTTTATATAAAAATAACTTCATTTGCCAAAAAGGTATTAATATATATATATATATCTGTATAAAATAAAAATATTTACATAAATATATATAATTATGAAATTAAAAATTATTTCTTATGCTACACATAGTGAGGGATATTATCATATTTTATTATTGCAATTAAAAAAATTAAATATTGATTATGAAATAATAGGATATGGGAAAAAATGGAGTGGTTTTTTTCAAAAATTTACTGATACATATGAATATTTAAAAACTCAGGATAATAATACAATAATTTTATTTATTGATGGTTTTGATTCTATTGTATTAGAAAATAAAAAAGAAATTTTAAAAAAATACTTAAGTTTCAAAAAAAAAATAATATTTGGTGTTGAAGATTTACAAAATTATGTGAAAACAATTAGTCAAAAAATTATTTTTACAAATAATAAACACGTAATAAATAGTGGTTCATATATTGGAAAAAATAAATATTTAATTAGAATGTTTAAAAAAATAATGGAAAAAATATGGTTCAAATAATTTAATTTTAGATGATCAAATGTTAATTAATGATTTTATAAATAAAAATAATCAATTTTCAAATAAATACATTAGTATTGATACTGATAAAATAATATTTGCTAATATGAGCAATACTCATAGTATTTATTATATATTAGGATTATCAATATCAAATTATGTAATAAATAAAGAAAAACATAAAATAATTAATATTGATAATAATAAATCACCATCAATAATTTCAGGATGTAGTAATTTTAATATGACAAAATATATTTTATTTTTAGGTTACAATAAAGACTTAATTATTAAAAGAAATTATAAATTATTTATGATTCATAATATAATAAATTACCTTAAAACATATTTTTATATAAAAAAATAAAAATATAATATTTTTTATAATATATTTACGTAATTTTTTTTACAATTAATATTATAATTATAATAAATTACTATTATAATAAAATGAAATTATATTGGATAAGGCATGCAGAATCATTGTCAAATATAAGTTTTAAAAATTATTTTATACATCCAATTTTAACTCAAAAAGGATTAATACAATCTTTAAATTTAGGTGAATATTTTTGTAAAAATTTAAATAAAATAAATCATGTTTATTGTTCAATGTCTCTTAGAACAATATTAACTTGTTTAATTGCTGTATCATATTATAATTTATTAAACGATAATAGGATTAAAAAAATTAACACAATTCCTCATATTTGTGAAAAAACACCATATGTTGATAAATTATTTAATATAAATAAGTTAAAAAAAATAATTATAAATAATTTTAATAAACAAAATAATATTGTGAATTCTATTAAATTGAAAAAAATGTTAAACATTTCAATAAAATATATTAATGCTAATATTATTTCATTAGTTTTAAAAAAAAAAATATTTAATATGATATTTTCTAATATAACTGATAAAAATGATATAACTTTGATTAAAAAAATTAATAAACTAAATAAAATTGATAATGAAAACTTACTAAAAAAAAAAATAATTAATTTAATAAAAAAATACAACTTTGAAAATAAAATGGAAATATTTAAATTATTAAATATGCAGATAGATACAAACATTATTAATTATGATTTTAATATTAGTATGAAGTATAATTCATTTATTCAAGATGATATATATAATTTAATAAATAAACATTCAAATAATAAAACAATATTATTATTTTCACATAAAAATTATTTAAATAAAATTATAAATAATAACCTTAAATTAAATAACTGTGACATAATAAAACAAAATATAAAATATTCAAAAAAAAATAAAATCATAAAAAATATAAGTAAACATATAAAAATACCAATAAATAATTTTTTTAGCGCTACAACATTAAAAAAAAATGAATTAAATCATTTACAATATAAAATAAATAATTTAATTAATCTTAAATAATTAGCAACATATAATTAAAAATTGATATTAAATAATTGAATTAATTATTTAAATATATTTAACTATTATATATAATATTTAACCATGTCAACATATTTATTAATAATTGAAAAAGAAAATATTAAAATTTTAAAAAAAAAAAATACATTTAAAATAGAAATTAATTTTGATGTTGATACAGATTGTGATATAATTGAAAAATTTGATAATGATGAAATATTTAAAATAATAAAAGCTTTAAATAAAGATATAATTGAATATATTAATATTAATAAAAAAGATAATAGTACAAGTGATATAACAATAGTACTTAATAATTTTGAATTTAATGAAGATTATGATAATGATGATGAAAAATATTATTTATCATTTACAAAAAATATAGAATCAAAGGAAAACAATTTTATAATAATTAATGGAAATAAAAACTCAATAGAATTAGCAAAAGATAAATATAAAAAATTACAAATAGAAAATATACATATAAATTTAACTATTAATCAAAAAAAATTAATTTTAATTATAAAGATTAAATATGATGAATTATTATTACCAATATATCTTGAAAATTTTGTTGCTAAATTATTTGGTAAATTATTTTTAAAATTAATAAAATATTATGGTATAAATAATAAATAATAAAACTCATAATTTAACTGATTCTTCAAATGATGAATATCTTGAAAATTCATCTTTAATGATTTTATTGTTTTCAGGATTATTACCTAATCCAACTACAACAGAAAAAATTGGTAATATACCTAAAATCATATTATATATGTTATCTGTAAATTCACAATTAAATTTTTTAAATAAACTTAAAAATATATAAATGTCATTGATAACAACTTCAATATCATTATTTTTAAATAAATTATGAGTAAAATGTTGATTAATTATATAATTTTTTAATTCTAAATTATTATTTTGATTAATATTATTAAAAATATTTTTATAATTTTTGTTGTCAAACATATATTCAATAAATTCAATAAATTTAAAATTAAAAATACAATTAATAAAATGGTAACAAAAACTACAATCTGAAATACTTAATTTAATTATCATACCAAAATCTAATACGCCAATTTTATATATTGTATTTTCTTCTATTTTTTCTGTAATAAAAAGTATATTTCCAGTATGTAAATCACAGTGCAAAATATTTTTCATAAATATTGAATTTTTAAAAAATTTTACTAAAGGTAATATGAATTTATTTTTTTCATATTCACTTAATTCATTAATTTTTTTCCCATCAATATAATCCATCAATATAATACCATTTATTTTATTTGTATAAATTGGATATACGTTGGGACAAACGCAAAATTTACTTTTTTTAAATTTGTTATGAAATAATTCAATATTAATAATTTCATTTGAAAAATTTTTTTGTTCATAAAATTTTTTTTTATTTTTTTCAATTATTTTATCAAACATTAAAACATTTATATATGGAATAAATGACATTAATAATCCTATTTTTTTTAAAAGTGACAATCCTTTTTCTAAATCTGTTTCAATATTATTTCTTAATAATTTTATAACAATTGGATTATTATTTAATGTACCTTTTAGAACAATTGAAATTGTTCCTGAATTTATTGGTTTAATATTATTTAATAAAAAAATATTATTTTGTTGTTTAGATACAACATATATTTGTAATATTTTTTTATAATTTATATCTAAATCATTATATGGAGTATTATTTGTATAATTATTTATAAAATTAAATATTTCATCAGTAATATATTTATTTTTTTGTCTTTTATTAATAAAACTCCATTGAAATATTTTAGCAAATATAATATTTAATTCAGCTAATTCCTTTATAATATTTATAATATATTCATTATATGTTAATAGTCTGCATATATATTTAATGGAATTAATAATTAATATTTTAAATATAAATATAAAATATATCATTATATATATGATGATATATTTTATATTTTTCTTATTTTTTATTATGTTTGATATAAAAATATTGAATTCATCAATTAAATATATTTCAAATATTTACGATAACGTTAAAAATAAAGAAATATTTCAAGAAAATTTTCATAGTTTAATTCATTACACAATTTCAAATTTAATTTTAAGTGTGATTTTTTTTAATAACATTGATTGTATTAATACTAATGGAACATTTATGTTAAAAACAGAATGTTCTGAAAATTTAAATCTATTAAATTTATATAATTTATTAATAATTTATGAATCATCATATTACATAATTTCTTTAATATATTTATATTTTTATAAAAAAATAAAAAGAAAAGACCAATTAATTATGTATATTCATCACATTTTAACAATGTTATTATTTAAATGTTCATATATTAACAATATAAGTATTAAGTTTGGTATATATATATTATTTACACATAATTTATGTGATATTCCCCTAAATATATATATGTTATTAGATAATCATATGAATTTCAATAAAACAAAGTTAATTGAAACAAATAAAATAATAATATATTATCAAGATTTAATGGCAATTTTATCAATTATATTTTTTGGATATTTAAGGATGATAATGTTTGGTAGTTTAGTATTTCACATTTTATATAATTCATACCACAATTACATAATAACATTTAATATTTTTTTAAAGTTATGTTTTTATATTGCTAAATTATTGGTGTTAATTTTATATTGTTTAAATATTTTTTGGTTTTATTTAATGATTAGAGGTATTATTGATAAAATTTATAATAAAAAAAATGATTATTATAAATAATATATATAACAATTATTTAATGGATTTTTTTTTGATACAATTTGTTAATGTACATTTTTCATATTTAGATTTAATATTAATTTTACTTTCTAAAAAAGTTTTAATTTTATTATCTTCACTTAAATTATTTTTTCTGATATCTTCTATACATATAAAATCATATTGTTCAGATAAATATATTGAATATTTATTTTTAATGTCTATTATATTTTCTATTAAGTTTTTATTATCTGTTTGTGTTAATATTAATGTTTTTTTTGTATTTTTTAATTCTAATTTATTGTTTAATAGCCAATGTAAATAAAATCCATCAATAAAACAAAACATATTACTTGTTCTAAAAATTGTTTTTCTTAATTTTTTAATATATTTATCATATATATTTAAAAAATCATCAACCATATTTTTTTTAAATGTACGCAAACAATGACCAATTGAACGAACATAATTAATTTGTTTATTATTTTTTTTAAATATTTTTTTATATGTATATTTTCTTGACATATCAACACCAGAATCAAAATTAAATATATCAATATTAATTTTACTATTTAAATCCAAAAAAAAATCACTTTCTGAATACCAAATTAATTTTCCTTCATCACTAACTAAATCTTCTTGATATATATAATTATTTAATATAAAATCATCATTTAAATAAATATAATATTCAGATAAATTTGGTATTTGATTTAAAACAGATTCAAATGATTGAGAATTAAAACTTATTTTGCCTAATAAATCTTTATCTGAAATAATTATAATATTTTTATTTGAATTTAAAAAATCAGGTTTTGAACCGTAATTTGTAACAAGATAAATTTTACCAATTGAAACTTTAAATATTTTTCAATTGAACGTAATGAATATTTTAATTCTTCTAAATTAGAATTTGACCGATTTATTATATTAAATGTACCATTTCTTTTACTAAAGTAATAGTTATAATCTATTTTCCAATGTTTGTTTGTAAAATCAATCCATGTATAAATAATATCAAATGTAATTTTTTTCATTTATATTAATTAGTTAATATAATAATTTTATATTTATCGTGATGTGAATTAATCAAGTTTTAATAATTTCATTAGAACTATAAATTCATCTTTAAAAGAAATATCAATACAATTTAAACAAACAAAATTTTTTTTTAAAAATCTTCTATTTATTATTTTTTTTTTAAGTAAAAAAAATAAAATTTGAAGCAATTTTTTATTGGCGATAAATAAACTATTATTATAATTTAAATTTATTAAAATATTATTATTTAAATATTGTTCATAATTCATAGCCAAAAAATTATAATTTATACTTGTTCTATTTCTAAATTTATTTTTTCTTAAATCATCTAATTCATTAATAAAAACATTATCCATTTTTTTAAGTGTATTTTTTCTAAAAATTTTAATTTGGTGAGAATTTATAAATTGTTCATCATTAATAATATTTTTATTTAAAAGTAATTTAGCAGTTATATATATTCTTTTTGTATATTCGTTTAAAAAAGAATTACAAAATATTTTATTTAATGGATATTTAATGGAATATATTATTAATTTATCATTAATAATAAAATCACTTTTTTCCATTTTACTAAGACAAAAATAATCATCATTTCCATATAAAAATATTTCACTTAGTCCAGGAATATTGTGAACATATGATTCAATAACATCAGAATAAAAAGTTGGAAGATATTTTTTTGGAATAATTTGTTTATGATCTATTATAATTACTTTGCTTGTTTCAATTAATTTAGGATTAACAGGTGGTATTTGGTTATCAGTAACTATATATATCTTATTAACCCAATTTAAATTTTTAAGTATAGAATTGACAGAATATTTTATTTCTTCTATATCTTCGTATCTATGAACCGGATTATATATTTTATTTTCTTCTTTCAAATATTTATTATTTTTATCAATGTGTTTTATGTAATATAAATAAATATATAAAAAAAAAAATTAAATTTTTAAATTAAATTAATATTATATATATATATATATATATTAATTACAATGACATATACAAAAATTAATTTATATTTAATGTTTTCATAATATTAATGAAATCATCTTTAAAAGAAATATCAATACCATTTAAACAAACAAAATTTTTTTTTAAAAATATAATACTTATTATTTTGTATTTAAATAAATAAATAAATTTACAATTATTGCCAACATTATAACAAAAACTATTAGTAAAATAAAGTTTTATTAAAAAATTATTATTTAAATATTGTTCATAATTCATTGATAAAAAATGATATTGAATACTTGTATTATTTCTAAATTTATTTTTTCTTAAATTATTTAATTCTTTACTAAAAACATTTTCAATTTCTTTTAATGTTTTTTTTCTAAAAATTTTAATTTGGTGTGAGTTTATAAATTTATCACTATTACACCTTTTTCACTGAAATTCAGGACAATCATTCAAGTTATTTGAGTGCAATTGTACCTCATAAGAGGCTCGGTATAACTTGACTCCTAAGAAAATAACATAGGTTATTTTCTGGAGCA